TTTATTGGCGGGCTAAACATATTACCATATTAGTAGTCTTACTTTCCCTCACGGGAAAGCGCTTTTCCTGAATAGATACTTCCCCTTGTAAAATCTTTTGTAAAACATCCCATAACCTAAGGACACTAGGACACCAGATATAAGAGTAGTGTTTGGACACCGGCACTATACCTCAAGTCTTATGTCGTCTAATGCTTCGTCATTATCAACCTCAACTAACTCCTTTAGAATACAAGCGAAATCATTCTTCCTTACCTATCCGCAGTGCTCTGCTTCAAAACAAGACCTCAAGAACTTTTTGGATACTAAAGGACGGATTGTTTACTACCTTATTGGACAAGAAAGACACGAAGATGGGAACTTTCACTTACACGCTTTGGTCACCTATGAAAAGAAAATCAATGTGAAAAGAACTACCTTCTTTGACCTCAATGGATTCCACCCAAACATTCAAGCTGCTAAAAACTTACCTGCTTTGAAAAACTACATTTCCAAAGAAGATATTGAACCACTTACCTCTACTGTCGAACCTGAAGAAGAAGACAATCTGTACGACTTGGCAAGGGTAACCCCAGAAGAAAATTATTTCGAGATATGTCGCAAAAGAAAAGTACATCCATCCATCATTTCTAGGGTCCCATTTATGTATGCAAATCAGGCATTCCTCAAGATCCTCAAAGATGCATCAGTAAACACCATCGGAGAAGAATACCAAGTTATTGGGACGATTACATCAACAGTGCTGCAAAACTTGCAATTGCCAACGGATATGACTTCTCTGTGGGTGAAAGGACCATCAGGAATCGGGAAAACAACTTGGGCATTGACTGTATCGAACAAACCTGCACTATTTGTGAGACATCTGGATACATTACGAGAATTTCGAAATGGATACCACAAGACGATCATCTTCGACGACATGTCATTCCAACATCTGCCAAGAACAGCTCAGATAGAACTAGTGGACCGTTACCATCCTCAGCAGATTCACATTCGGTATGCAGTAGTGAATATTCCTCCCAATATTCCAAAGATATTTTTATCTAATGATTCCATATTTACTTATGACGAGGCAATATTTAGACGTTTAACTCTTGTTAACCTTGAATTCACCGATCAATAAACTTTATTTAAACACCAATAGCATCAGTACTAGCTGAAGTTTCAGAATAATGATAAGTTTTCGTGCAAGTAACCTGCACTTGCCAGCCGCCGGGCACTATCGTGCCCGGGGTAGTCACTGTGTCAGTAACTGGATTATGAAATACCAATATCACTCCTTCAGTTAAATTTTGCTTCAATTTGATATCCAACACATCAGACATGTTCAACACATAATTTCCTGCATCTCTTTGTTGAAAAGAATATATTTCCGCAGGTTGAATAAACACACGTTTACGAGACTTAATTAACCAATATCTTCCAAATCCAGGCGCATCAAAAGGGGTCAAACCATAGTATTGGTTTGTAGTAATCGCAGTAGGCATATTTCCGGCATTCTGTATAGCAATCTGTTCATTCCATTCAGCAGCAGGGTCAGAAGTAGATCCATTACTCTTCCTAGCAATAACAAAATAAATATCCATATAAACTCCTTGTTCCCAAGTGTTTTGAATAGAATAATTCATAGTACAACTTCGAAAACGCAAATAACGAGTACCAGAAGCAGCAGTAGGATAAGCACCATTCTCTCTAGCAAAGATCCACGGCATATCACCATTACCAAGGTCAATATTCGAGGCATAAGAATTCGTATTATATCCATACATAGTAATCCCAATAGTCTGTTGACCATTGGCAAGACCAGTAGGAGAACCACTAAATTGAGCAGCATTTGTTATAACACAAGTCTTCATTCCTTGAGTTTTGTCCAAAGTATACATAAAACGTTTGGTGAATTTTCGGGCCGCTCGACGCACGCGTCGAGGCGCCCTCTTGCGCCTGTACAAATTCGTAACATCACGTTGTTCAGACAAACTTCCAACAGCTTTAGCTTTAGCAGAAGAAGAACTTCCTCCACCTCCGCCACCGCGTCGAAATCTTCGCAAGGCACGTCCAGCATACTGTCCAAGTCGCCATGCCATTTTAGCTCCACCGCTATATCTTCCAATAGCTCTCGCATTCCTACGTACCATAGAATAACCCATTTGCAGGGGTATCATCTAACTCACGTCCTATTTATAGTCCGCCCGCCGTAATATTA